GTCAGCGTTACGTTCATGAAGTCTCCTTTTCAATTCAGGTTTTAAAATTAACAATAATGTTTTCATTGTTTCCGAATGCGGGATGGAATCCGAATGTTTACAAATGGCAACGAGTTTCATTTGATTTTCGAGCTGCTTTATTATCGTCCAGATATCCTTATTCGGTATTCGTGTCGCATCAAGTTTACCTTGAGTATATGCCACTATTAATGATTGAATGTCCATTGATTATGCAGAAACATGAAGATAGTCGCCTAATTGCTTCAAGCGATTCTGCCATCCTTTAATAAATACCCGTTGCGATGGGTCTTTATCGATAAGGTAATAATAAAATTCCGACCGTTGATTAAGATATGCATTTATCAACAATGGTTCGGAATATGCTTTGACATATTGATGCACCGCAGCGAGTGTCTGGGTTCCTACTATTCCATCAGCCGTGCATCCTGCCGCCCGTTGAAGGAATTTTGCCGACTGTTTGACACCGCAATTTACGCAACTGTCAAAGTGCAATATGGATATGCCGTAAGGCATTTCTTCACATTTACCGGCCATCCAATAATCATCGTGATAAATTTCTCTGACCTCATCATCCGATATATATCGCACCGACTGTAACGGCAGACTTTTATCTGTTCGATATCTGTCGTATTCACGCTGGATGATTCCTTTATTGGTGGCTCCGCCATGATCGTTTGGATTATTCACATAGCCACCTTCCACTTTAAGCACCAGAGCCAATGCATCCTCGAATGCTTTCGGGATAAGCGGTGAAGGAGTGGCAGGAGATACGGGAGGCACCGGGGGGACTGTCGGGGGCGTGATATCGTTCATTTTTGGTGTTCCTAAAATGGCTTTTATAAGATTGATTAACCATGCCATAGCATACCTTCTTAATTAACCATTTTCTAAAAATATTGTCAAGTATTTTCTATATTTTTTGCAGGTCTTTTTCTGTCAAGAACATCATTTTCATCCCGGCTTTTTGGCAAAAATCCACTGCCGCCTTCCACTTATTCATATTTACGATATACTGCCGCATGTTGTAATTGTACCGCTGCATACTTTGACGATTTGCAAGGGTGGGCCGGGACGGTTGTTTCAAATCTTCACTTTGTTTCACTTCTATTACGCATTTTAAGAGCTGCCCGCCTTTATTTATTTCACAGTAAATATCCGTTTTATACTTGTGAATTTTTTTGTCTATCTGGCAGAAATATGGGATTTCCAGAATTTCATATCCCCAGCGAATCACATTGGGGTCATTGTCCATTTTATCGAACACGATTAATTCATTGCGGCTCTTATAAATTAACGCCGGGCCTCCAATACCCATATACTTTTTTGGGTTCTTCAGGTTATATCGCCCGGTGTAACTCATGCGAGCCTCACTATCGAATCCTTACATATTTGCCATGTCTGGATGGCACCCGCCGAACCATAATCCATAAAGAAATCGAATATTTTTTTAACATCCATTTTCTGTATTTTATACTCGATGTATGCATCGATGATGGATAATCTTATGCTCTTGGGTATAAATTCAAAGTCTATTAATACCCGATTCCTTTTGTAGTTTTTGACCAATAACGAATCGCTATTGTCGGAGAGATCGGAGTGACTGTCTATCAGTTTTTCCGCTGTTTTAATGCCCGTACCGCGCTTAATAGACGGTATGCCATCGTTGACATCCCCGGTGATTATCTTGATCTCCAAGTCCCGCTGCGGGTTTATACTGGACATCTCGCGCCGTGTGACCGGGTTCCAGTGAACCACGTTCGGGTATTTTTTCAGTTGATTGAAATCCTTGTCGGCAGATATGATGATGGTAGCTTCACCATCTTTATTGTGCTCGGCCAATGCCGCGATGACATCATCGGCTTCGCAACTATCCACCCGCAACCGGTAAAAAGTGGAAAATGTTTCGGTGAATTTATGCATGAATTTGAGATAAAATTCATCAAGGCTGTCGAAATCTATTATCGCGTCTTTTTTGAATTGTTTCCTATTCGCTTTATACTCCGGGTATTCCCCGGTTCTCCAGTATATCAAATCATCCATTGCGAGAACGCATCGGTCGGCCTTGAACTGATGCACAAAATTCAAGATATCGCACATGGTTCGCTCGACCCATTTTCGCCATACCCGGTTATCATATGGGTCGGCTTTAACGGCAGCGAATGCGTTCTTCCGGGCCAGATTCGACATATCAATAAGAAGGAGTCTCAAAATTTATTCTTCCGTTTTTTGATGTTTTTCAAAATAAAAAATTATCGGTTTAATGACTTCTTGTACGAGACCATATCTTTCGGCCATCCTGAAATTTCTGCTATAATCACGGCATTTTCTGACCTGCTGTAAAATACTTCGACGAAATGTTTCGAGATTATCGCAATGTTTCCAACCGTTACAAATCGGACACGCTGGATTATAATTTTTCATATCATCAATAAATTCAGAATGCCCATGCACTTGAGGAATAATGTGATCAATCTGCATGTTGCATAAATCAAGTTCGATACCGCAATATGCACAATGCCCATTATATTTATTGTAAACTTCAAGCCTATTTGGTTTTTTCATTAAATGAAGAACCTCATAAATTATCTACCCGGAATCCTTTATCATTAAGCACGTCATCATCATTATAGACATGTCGAAGTGCATATGCGAGACCTACCGGTGCAGCCATAGGCTGAATGCCAGTAATTTTATTGGCAAATAATTCAGGGAAGGTACGACGAACCAGTGCTAATGCTATAGGTTTGAATAATGGTAGTTGATATGATTTTATATAAAGGGTATATCCTAACGCCTTGTTAATTTCTTCCTGCGTCAGTGAACTTCGCACTAAACCGAACGGTCTTGATGGGCATTGTATATCTGTCATATTTATTCTACTGTCTTGCGTATAAAATCCCGTGTCAGAATATTTTCGTCCGATGTCTTCGTTACTCTGTTAAAAATCCAATTCATATCTTCCGACATGTCTTTCAATGAAAGCAGCCCGCGCCGAAGTTTCAATTCCGTTTGCAATAATTTCATGATATAAAATGCGTCGATGATATCGGATGTCGGTGCCTTTCCTTTTGTGGTCTCCACCACCGGGAGCCTTGAGATATCGATTCTCTCTTCGACCGGTATTTTCATAAAGGCATCATACATGGCGAGCTTGTCGGCATTGCCCCGGCCCGTAGCCATCTTTTTTATTAACGTGATATCGTACCAGCGCAAGGACACCTGCGCTTCATACAGTGAAAGTTTTACTATTTCAGTAAACCCGCCTATATGAAAAACCTGCCCGGACGCGCCGCCATACGGATAATCTTCGACTGCCGCATAATCAACTGCTCGCTGCCCGTTATCATACAAATATTGATTTATTCTTTTAAGCATCCATAAACTGCGTTCAAAATAGTTTGGAAATTTTTTATAAAATTCCAATCTATCCGGGCATTTTTTAAAATCTTTTGCCACTGTGGTAAATGCTCGCCATGTCATAAATTCAATGTCGAGCGTTTTATCGTTCAGCACTGCTCGAACGATGCCCGGTGATGTAAGAGATATGTCAAGACCGGCAATAATCATTTTGATTCTCCCGATCTACTACACGGTGGCGGAGGCGGAGTTAGTTTAGGTGGTGTATTATATAATTTTCTTTTTTCATCTCTGAATTTTATAGCTTCTTCGATTGTTGGAGCGCAATGCATGCATATATAACAATAAATATTATCTATTATAAATGACCGTAAAAAGCATTCCCATATATACTCCCGGCGAAATTCCATTTTGCATTTATCGCATTGTATCCATTTAAACAATTTTTTTATTTTATCTATTCCATATTCCGGGAGTGTATGTGGGGGTATGCGTTTCATATTAAGCTGCCTGCCGCATGCGTTTACTTGCGGTTGCTCTTTCCAGACAGTTCAATTTAGTCCATATCATCTTTTTGAATTTTCTCTTATCGAATCCATCTTTTTTCAGAAGAGCGGCAGGAATAACACTGTCCGGAATCAACGAATTAATGTTTTTTGCTACTTTCGACCTCATAGTATCGCCTTTCGGTAAATTTGGTGACGAAGGTGAATTTCATTTTGTCCATGACATTATTTGTAAAGAACGGTTTGATGGTTTCAAATTTTATGGGGACACTTATTTTTGCTTTAACAACCAGATCATTTATGTCGGTCTTTTCCGTACTGTGATAATTCGGAAACATCTGCGACGATAAAAACTTCTTCCACATGAAAACCCATTCGCCCATGCAAAGAAGTTCGACACTCTTAATTCTTCCCGGTTCGTCATTATCCAGTAAATAATATCGATAGGGAAATTTATTAATTCTATCATCCGGAACTTTTAACCCGGTGCATCCGACCGCATTTTCAATAAAGATACTATCGATTGCCCCTTCTAAAATCACCACCGGTTTAGTCGGGTCTATGTTATAGTAATTGTAAATGTTATCGGTGACATTAATCCGACTCAGATATTTTGGCTCCTGCCCTTTCAACGAACGACACTGGTATGAATAAATTTTTCCATTGTTGTCGTAATACGGGATGACCAATCGATC